AATTCTTTTTTTCTCTCTAATATTTTTTCTTTCATTCTATACTCCACATAATCCTTCACACTCATCGGCAAATTCTTCATCGAATGTTTCACCGAATAGTGAAGCTTGTTTTTTTGGTTCTAAGAAATTTATATCGCGAAGTGGTTTTGCTGATTTATGTAAAAACAATTCCGATGTTGTATTCTTTAAACCGTGCCTAATCTTATCATCGACCTCACATGCATCTGCAAAATCTTCTGGATAATTCTTTTGCATGTTTTTCCATTGATCGTTATGATGATAAGGGCACCCTATGCACGATGATTTACCAGGCATGGGGTGTTTCTTAATATCACGATACCACTGAAGACAATCCATACGAGACATCTTCATTTCTATTAAAGGCCAACGTGATGTTAACCAAGGTAGTCTAGCGTTTTTCATACGCATAGCTTCGTCAGTAGATATACCAATCCATTGTTCAACCAACTGTCCTTTCTTGACACGGTGTCGTGGTTTAATACCTAGCAACTCTCTAATCTTTTTTTGAATAGGGATAACTTTATAATCATGTGTACACTGACGATAAAGCATCCCTACTTTTCCACCAGGACGAGCAGCAAACAACGGTGGGTTTGGTACACGTCCAGCAAACGATTTTTCCTCTTCTCTAGACCCTGGTTCTGGGTTCGCTGCTTTGATAAGATCCTCACGAATGTTACCTCTCTCCACAGTGATAATAGGACAAATTGTTATTGCTTTCTTTAAATATTCTACATGTTCATATACAAACTTAGGTTCCCACCCAGTGTCCGCAAATATCATGTAGTCTGGTTTATGTTTTGTTAATCCTTCTTGCGCCATGAGTGCCAAACAGGATGACTGAACCCCTGCCCCGAGTGATAGTATGCGCATCGTCGGTTCACGTTTGTTTCCTTCTTCGTCAAAGTATTCCGGTTCTTTTGTTGCCGCAACTGCTGCCATATTGTTGAGCTTTTTACGATCAATTTTCGTAGACATTTGTTCAAGTACTTTTCTTCTTTCAAATTCCATCTGCTCCGGATTAATAGCAAAGCTATTCTTTTTATTTTCTAATCTTTTTTTCCTTGCTTCTTTATTTATACTCACTTGGCATCTCCCCAGTTATCTTTAATTTTGTAATCAACATTAGAGGGCACTTTTAAATCTATACATGTTTCCATCATATTTTTTATTTCTTGTGCCTCTTTATCAGATTTTACGCTACAGTTCAACTCATCATGGACTTGTATAAGTGGTATTATACCTAATTGTTCGTATATATCAACCATGGCTTTTTTAGTTTGATCCGCAGCTGTGCCTTGTATCAATCTATTTAGCGCTTTATATGTGCCAGCTCTTTTTATAGAACCACCCCATTTTGTTGTTGCTTCATTGTGCGGCAATGCTTTGTGAAATACACCAGCTTCGTACCAAGCAGGTTCCCATAGATCAAATTTACATCTACGTCCTAAATATGTTCGCACAGATCCTATTTGGTTTGCACGGTTCATTACAGCTTCTAACATACCCTGCATAAAAGGAACCTTTTGCCTAAACTCTTTTAGCATGTCTTTTGCCTCTGTAGGGGCTATATCTAAGTCTATAGCCATCTTTTTATAGCCCATGCCGTACATAACTCCTAGACCTATTGTTTTAGCTAATCTACGGTCAATTCCTGCCATCTCTGCTGTCTGTTTATGAAAGTCTAATCCTTTTACAAATGCTTGTTGCACCTCCTCTGCCCCTGCATTTTTATTAAGTATGGCAAAATGTGTTAGTATTCTAGGTTCTTGTTGTGAGTAATCAGCAGACAACCAATACTCTCCTTCTTCTGGTATAAATATTTTACGTAACTCTGATCCATACTCATTTCTTATAGGCATCTGTTGTAAATTAGGAGCATACATAGAAAATCTACCTGTCACTGTGCCACCATTGTCGCCACGTATCTGGTTTATGTGTGCATGTAATCTACCATTGTGTACATATTTAGCCACACCATCGACAAATGTTCCTTGCAGTTTGTTTAACACACGTGCTTTTGTTATCATGCGTGGTAATTCATGCGCATGTGTTTCAAGAAATGTTTGTGTAAAGCTAGGAGCCCCCAACGCTGTACGAGGGTATTCTAAATTAACACTATCGAATGCCTGGGCCACAGACCGTGCTGCATTGATTTGCACATCTTGACCCACTAAATCTTTTATTCTTTTTAAGTATTGTTTTTCTTTGTTCAGTAATTTCTTTTTAAGACCAAATGCTTTCTCCATGTCTACACGCACACCACGTTTAGTCATATTAAATATAACACGTATCAATCTACATTCTATGTCATATACTTTTGTTAAATCTTCTTTTTCTATCTCCGTAATAAATCTTTCGTGTAGACGCCATGTCAATCTAGCGTCTGCCTCTGCATATTCCCCAACAAATGATGCGTGCATCTTGTACATGTCAGCTTTAGCATCTAACCCCAGCTCTTCTGCCTTGGCTTTTAATAATGATTCATTTTTAAATTCACCTAAATACTCTGCTACCATGCTGTTTAATGTAAAAGAATATCTATTTTCATTTAATAATGCAGCAGCTATCATAGTGTCGTGTATGTAACCTTTTACTTCTATCCCTAAAGTAGATAACCACCCAATGTCATACTGTGCATTATGAAATACTTTTTGTATGGATTCATCTTCACACACTTCTTTAATATATTCTACAATAATTGATTTATCCATGTTACCACCACCTTCGTGTCCTATTGGATAATAGGCAGTAAAATCACCACTAGATATAGCAATGCCTATAACAGATCCTATCTTTCTAGGCCATCCTGGACCCATTTTCTTTAACTCTGTATCACACGTCTCCAAATCAATTGCTACCACGTCCTTGCCCTTCATTGAAGGTGTTTCTGTGGGGTGTAGCCATTCTGCTTTTACTTCGTCTTTTCTAAATAGATCCTGATTCATTAATTTCCCCTGCTATAGCCGCATAACCACACATATCTATGAAGTTATCCAAATTGTTTTTTGTTCCTTGTGTGTGTCTTGATACTTTTAATAGCACCATCATCAACGCTACATCCTCTGCTGTAATACTAGCCATTGGTTGTAATTTTTTGTCTAAAAATATATTCCAAAACTCTGCAATTTCTGCATGGTTTTTAAATGCATCTCCATGTGTTTCGTTCCTGTCACCAGTGACAAGCTCTTTTGCCTTCTTTAATATTTCTTCTTTGTTTATCATATGAAATATCCTCTCTCTGTTTGGGGGTTTATAATATGCAATGACTTTTTTGCACGTGTTGCTCCTACATAAAAAACTCTATCTGTATCCTCTGGACTAACTTCCATTTCATTTTGATTTGCACGGGATAAATCTGTCAACAACATAACATTATCACATTCTCCACCCTTTGCCATGTGTATTGTGCTTAAATTTATTTTTGGATCTACACCTAATCCTCCATGTTTTTCTAATGACATTATGTATGATTTATCTTTTTCGCTTAAAGAAGTAAAAGCAACATCCCAAGGTATGCCAGCATTTATTAATCCATGATTCATACACAAAGATTCTATGTTATACATTTGACCTTCTTCTAATGTTTTTAAAGTTTTGTACCCTCTTTTTATATTAAAACCTGTTTTTAAATTTGCATAAATGGCAGCTACGTCGTTGTAATTTAATTGCTCAAATTGATTTAATCTTTTCCAAGCACTGACAGCTCTTAACAGATCTTGTTTAATAGGTGTCTTGCCATAAATTGTATAAGGTAATCCTAAATGACGTAAATCTTCCTCAATATCATTTAGCATATAGCTGCATGTTGCAAGTGCTAACCAGTTACCTTCAGAAAGATCAACAGCGCCTGGGTATGCATGGTATCTAACTTCTCCTTTGTACGCTCTTGGTGCCCACTCTTTAGGTCTCCTGTTTTTAATTCTTGATACAACTTGTGTTGCTATTAAATGCACATCAAGTGGAACTCTATATGATTGATTTAACACACTTATATTTCCATCCATCTTAATTAAATGCTCAATGTCTGCACCAGCCCATCTAAAAATTGCCTGGTCATCATCGCCACTTATGTATACTCTTTTAGAATTAGCCCATATCTTTTCACACATTCTCCATTGTAATTTTGTTAAATCTTGTGCTTCATCTACAATAACAACATCGAGAGGAGGTGTGTGTCCAAACTGTGTAAACTGTGTCAGCATGTCTGTAAAATCAAATTTATTGTGTGTTTGTTTATAATCCTCAAAAGAACGGTAAGCCCATATTAATTCCTCCCAAGCATAATCTAAATTTGCTGCATTATAAAAATCTTGTAATTCTAAATCTTGCATTTTAGATTTATTTATATCTCTTAAATATTTATTATCCGTAGACACAACACCGTTTTCTTCCCAATCAGTCGTAACTCTTTTTAAATCTACACCATACTTATCAGAAAACTCTGCGTAATCTTTATTGTCCATAATCTCTGCTTTTGTAAATCCCATCTGTCTTTTACCAAATGCATGCAGCGTACAAAAATAAGGAAAGTCTTTGTCTGTTAGATTAAATTTTACTTTTGCTCTGTCTCGTGCTTCATTTGTTGCTTTTGTTGTAAAACTTACAAATGCAATTCTGTCCGGTGGTGTACCATTTTTAAGTTCCTGGTCCACTATCCGCAGTAGGTTTTCAGTTTTACCTGTGCCAGGTGGTCCCAGTATTATATTAATATCAGGCAATGCGACACCCTCCATTCTTGTCTACAAATATAAATTTCATTTTTAATTTCTTTTGTTCTTGTGTTAGTTTTCTACATATACGTGTCCCTGGCCTCCATGTTTTACGATAACTTTCACTTTTCACATCATATATTTCTAATGCACCTTTTTCATTAATAGCAATAAGATCTGCAGGCCCTACGCCGTATAAATTTTTAAAAACAAAAAATCCTTTTTCTATCAAATACAATATAGCTATCTGTTCACTTTGCATTCCCTTTTTTATTTTTGGTAATTTAGAACGGCGTTGCATCTTGTTTCCTCACTTCGTATTCTGAATCTTGTTCATCAAAAGATGGCACACCCCATGTGTTAACTCCCTTGTTCTTTAGTTTCCAAAATTTATGTTCTCCATTTATTTTACGTAACTCAGCAATAATTTGACCTGTGTTACTGTAGTGTGTAAACTTATTTCGTATAAGATATGCATGTAAATCTTGCAGTCTAAAGTAAATTTTACCAGCTTCTGTATAAGGTTTACGTAATAATATATCTTCTTTTACTTGTCCCTGTGCACGACCAGTACAGAACTCCTGGAGGTGAGCTAAAAACTGGCCGGACACAGATCCGTCATTTGACACAGGAATTTTAAGAGCACTCTGCATCTTACTATTCACTAATTGTTGCCAATCAGACGCCTTCATCAAAGGAGGCATCATGGTTAATACTTCCATAACCCTCTTCTGAAACTTTGTTTGTATTTGTAATTCTTCTGTTGTTAATTGTATTTTAAGATCTTGCTCGTTATCATCTGTAGGTATTTCTAAAAACCATATAGGTGGTTCTGTTTCTAACTTAGATAAAGATCCTAATTGTTGTGACGCATTCTCTGCACCAACACCGTGCTTTCTTGTTTTGCAAACATTTACATTACAAAAAGAACTAATAGGTTGATCTTTACATTTGTATTGATAACCTTTTTTATTTAATT